CCTCAAGTCACTAGGAACAGTCTTAGAGAAATTGAAATAAATCGCCCAGACTTCAGCAAATATTACATTAATGATCTAAGCGGCGAGTTGTATATAAACAGAGGACTGATAAGATTTATGCCTTATCGTCTTCATCTCTTGGACATCCCAACTGTCACGCCATCTGTGACCAGGTCGGTTACAGAGGAGACAATGAGGACTGTAAATATTTCAAATGTAAATACACAACCCACCGAGTCGCTTAGTAGCATATTAAGCAGAATAAATGAGTCGCTCTCTGTCGGCTCGATGGGCCAATCAACAACTTTGTCTAACCACGACGATCCTAAGAAGGTCGAGTTAGAACCGAAAGCGGTTAATCAGCCCAGTGGCGTCATTCTAGACCCGATAAACTCTGCAGCTAAAGAACGTAATATAAAGCTGAAGAGGGAAGATCCTGTCCTAGAGGAGCTGCCAAAACTAATTAAAGTAAAAGAATGGCACTTGCCCGAAACACTTGAGGCGTTCCTTCGATTTACCGCGAACGTAAAATTCTTCGGCAAAAAGACAAATCGTGCAATGCAGGAGTTGTTGGAACTTTTAAATGAGATTAAAACATCTCAGCGATTGAGTAGGGAACATATTAAATTATTAAAATCTAAAAAGATCGATGTTCCCAAAGGCTTTAGAAAGATAGAGCACCCGAAATGTAAATACATGAATATATTGGGTGATATCTATATGCGCCTCTTGAATTCATTTAAGATAGCCATCAGAAAACTCAAATTTATATATTTATTTAAAAACTTTAAATCTAAGAGTCTTCTTCAATTTAAGAAGAACAGAAATATTCCTCCAGCTCTATTAGGTTTACTGTCCTTTATTACAACAATTTTCAAAAGGATCAGTACGCGCGGAATAATTGACGGGATCAATCACATCTCAGAATTTACTTTTGAGTGCGAGAGACAAGCTATAGGAGCTTCATCCGATGGAAAGCTCTTACGAAAATACTTCGTAGGAGAGTTACAACGCATGCGGACAAATAGTAAGGCTTTATCGCTCTTAGCAACTCTGAGGAGGGCCATGCCTGCCATCAATCTTAAAGAGTGCGCGAATCGTGCTCTAAAGAGAACTGTAAGTGGTATGTGCGGGCCGGTTCAAGAAACGTCCGAAGAGAATTTAGAATCCCTCCGTGAGCATGTACGTAAGTTTTGTTCCGTTACTAAACCACATGATCTTAATTTAGAGTCTGGTTTTACATCTTTAGGTTCTTGCTTCGAAAATCCTAGGTCGAAGGGAGGATCTTACGCTTACATCCATCAATGTCAAGAGCAAATTAACAAACCGAAGAATACGGTGGAAAGCAAACAATCGTCAGAACAACGAGTTGCAAACATGGTGTTCTCCGCATTGGCGACAACTGAGGGACATAAACTCCTCTCCGAATGGAAGGAGAGCCCAACCATTTTATTGCCTAGAGTCGAAGCGTCTTGGGACCAAACAATTAAGAAAATGTATATGTTTAACAAGGACAAACCCAACCGCGCAAAAATAAGTGTAATAGCACAGTCTGGGTGCAGATTTAGAACTGCAACAGTACATGAAGCCGCTCTCAGCGCACTTATCGCTCCTGCATGTAAACAAGTGACCGAAATGTTAAAGATTTATGGTCCTTGCAGGGGTCAGTTCAAAGCTGACTCTGAAGAAATCTTCAAGCGATCTCAAAAAGCTCGGCAATTTAATCAATCGTACAAGATCTATTCAACTGATCTTTCACAAGCCTCAGATTTAATTAATAAAAACGCGCTATATGTCGTGGTGAACGAACTAGCTAAAGAACTTAAATGGCCATATATTGTTAAACAGGCCGTTCTAAAGAGTGTTCAACCAACCCAATTATATATCTACGACGAACAGAAGTGTGAATATAAATTTGAAAATACAACTACTAGAGGAACTCTATTAGGTTCCCCTCTTTCCTTCTGTTTAATGACGATTATCCATGCCTGGTGCTTAAAAGCAGTGAATAAAATATTACGTAAGGCATGTATGCTTTTCGGCGATGATGCTGTTATCTTTGGTACAGATGACGATTGGAACAATTACCTTCGTAGATTAGAGGCAGTCGGCTTTATGATCAACCGAAAGAAAACTCATATCTCCACAAAGGGTTTCGCCTTCTGCGGGTACTTATACTCAACATCACGAGGTCGTTTAACGCCGTGCAAACTAAGTCGTCTGGTAAGTCTAAAAGATACTTGGGTCGACAATTTAGATCTATTCAACGAAGCCGCTGTTGGTCTTCTCGACTGGCAACAGAAGCGAGCTGTTAATAGGTTTAAACGAGATCACGCTAAGGTGCTCAAGCAGTTTGTAGATTATGGGATCTCAATCCACGCTCCGCGAGAGCTGGGTGGGGTTGGGCTTCTCTCGAATAAACTGTTCAGACTAAACCATGATGACCGTCTAATCGGAACAATACTCTTAACGAAGAATAAGAAAATGGATGAAATTGAAATTATCAGGTCTCTGACAAAAAGTTGGGTCAGAGCATATTTACCTGAAAATTGCCGTGCACTTGTCGAAATAATTCATAATATGACAAGGCAGGTTAATTTCGATCCAGATGGTGTCGCAACATATAGAGAGGTCTTACAAACCTTAATAGGACACACCCTTTATAGACATTTTATATCTTCGTACCAGGATGTGCGTACGATTTCCAAGCGAATTTCTCCTCGTCAGGTCGCTGAAGACCTGTGGTACTCTCGTGAAAAATTAATAAGAGAGTTTATTTACAAGAAGAAATTTTCTAAACGTTTCGAGGCCAATAATGATAAAATTCGCACATATATTAAGATGAGGAATAACTTCACTATCTCAAATGATAGTTTAAGAGCCCTAGAATTAGGGACTCAATCGCTTCACTTAACCGTAGGAGGTGTAGTGAGGTATTCACCGTTATCAAATAAGGTGAATAAAGCAGGTCTTAAGCCTGACTCATCAAGAGGGCGTACTGTTACATAAGCCGTC